ATCCTCTGAACCTGCAATGTTTGTCCAAGAGACATCTGCATCTGAAGTTAATCCGCCACCTGATGCAGCTCCAAAAGAAACTGATTGACGAGTTGTTTCAGTTGCAGGATTGCCTGTGCCATTTGCGCCTGGGTCGCCGACATGAAGTTTCACATAGACATTGGCTGCTGAATAGGCGGTGGCGTTGCCAACTGCATCAAGAAACTTGTTTGCAAGATATGAACTCAGACCTGTTGCCATTATTCATCCCCCTCAACAAACTCTTCAATCACTTCAACAATGAGGTTGTTCTCATCGCGGATGATTCTCTTGCGAACACGAGTGCGTTCAATTGTGTTTGTCACATTGACAGTTGGTGCATCCACGCTCACATTTGGCGCTTCAACATTGACCTGTGGTGAATCAAACATGACCATCGCAGGTTCAACAGTCACATTAGGTGCTGCGACATTGACTGTTGGTTCAGGAACTTGAAGAATCATATGTGGTTGCTCATTGCGAGCCTCACGAGAGTTGACTTCGTAAGCTGATGCAGGATCAAGTGGATCAATTTGAGCAATTGGTTGCAACTGACTTGAAGGAACTCCTGTGTGTGCCATCGGTGGCATTCCAATCGCAGCCAATACCGCTTCAGGGTCATAGCCGACTTGAACGAGTTGTGTAACGATTTCAGCACGCAATTTGACACCAACATCTTTTGCATCACTTGCATCAATGTTTTGCAATGGCACGCGATAGTTGTCGCCATCAGGGATTGGTGCCATATCTTCCATTGCATGAACATCGTTCAGGCTCAAGAAACCCTCACGCAATCCCTTTGTGTAGGCTTCAAATCGCTCAAGAGTTGTTCCGCGTAGCAGAGCATCAAGATTAAATTTGATGAAACCATCAGATTCAGGAAGTAAAGTGCTGAAAGATTGCTCTAAACGCTCAAGCAATGGGCGCAATGAGTGCTGAACAAATGAAAGATTCTGTGCTTCAACAGATGCAAATGACATCGCACCTGCAACGGGATGACCCAAAAGGCTGATCGGAACGCGGAACAAGCGTGCAATATCTTCCACATTGAAGCGCCGTGTGTCTAGCAATTGGGCATCCTGGGCGTTCAAAGTCAATGGCTTGAATGAAGCACCACCTGAAAGCACGCCAATTTTTCCTGCGCGATATGGGCCTGTGTGAGTGATGTTCCAATCACGACCAATATCTTGCGCTTGCTCTTCTGTTAGCTCGCCCGGAACTTCAATGACTCCGCCTGGGTTGGCTGCATTACCAAAGTACGCTGCTGCATAGGTGTCGGCTGCCATAGCAGCGCCGATTGTTAGTCGAGCAGCAGCGATTGGGCCGAGACCATAATGCGATCCAGGAAGTCTGAACAATGGGATGTGTAGCATTTCATTCTGAGTAAGAATTTGAGTATATGCACCCTGCTCATCGCGTATCTGAACCTCGTACACAAGGGGTTCATTAGGGCGTAGGCGGCGAATTCTGACATCATCAGGGTTGAGGCAATAAACTTCCACAACCTCGTTGTTGTCATCGCGTACAGTCAAGATGAAGGCATTTCCGTGAATGTTCAACGATGAAATGACTTGCTCATAAAATTCAATGCGTGATGTTTCAGGATTAGGCTTATTGACCCACATTGGAGTTTCGCCATATGCTGCTGCATAGGAAATGCGAGAACGACCACGGCGCACATAAGCGCCAAGTGGTAGCGAGCTGATTGTGTCACCGAGAAGGCGCACGCAAGCATAAACTGTTGACATACGGATTGCGCTGTCGGCAGTTACATCAATTCCTGAAGGTGCCATGTATGCAGGGCGACCAGGGATGATTGGCTCAACATATTGATTGTTATTGGCTCGCTTGTCTCCTGCTCCGCGCAGTCTCTTACTCAAACTCATTTGTCAACCTTTTCTGTCGCCCATACTAAAAACCCACCGAGCGCAATCAATGCGACAGGTTCGGAAAGCATCCAAAGTCCGGTTGTTACCAAAGAAACACCGATGACCTCAATGATGAGTGCATAATCAATCTTCTTCAAGAAGTTCATTGCTCTCCTTAGACTTGGATGGAAAAATATCGTGCGGTAGGTGGCTTTGGTGGCGCAGGTTGGGTGGCTCTGTCATAACCAAAGATTGAAGCAACGGCAGCATCTACCTTACGGCGAGAACTTGCCTTTGCAACCATCACACCTCTTGATGATTGTTTCGTGACACAGTTTGCGATGTGCCTTGCAAGGCGCTCATCCCCATCATGAGTGAATGATTGATTGACAACGCCTTCGTAAAATTTTTGTGTTGCAGGAACCATTCGCTCTGCGCTGTTGGGGTAGGCGAGAACGGGGAGTCCTTCTTCATCAAGAACCATAAAGGTTCGGTTCCATCTGGCAGGGTCGAAAACAATTTCGCGCACATCAAATCGAGTATCACGGGCAAAGCCGATGATCGTCTGTTCAACTTCTGCAATGGGTACATGCCATCCTTGCTCTGCATCGTCAGGTTTTTCCCATAACCCAACAACGCTCAAGTGTGGCTTTTCTCCGCCGAGTGACCATGCAACGAGTGCAGTAGAGTCATTCGAGAAAGAACCATCAAATGCAAGGACAACTTCTTCGCCAGGTATTGGAACTCTTGTTTTATCTTCTATTGCTTCCCATGAACCTGTTGGCAACCAGGCAACAGATGTGCTGACAAAGCAATTGATGCGCTTGGTGCGAAACTCAGCTTCGGGGGTACGCAACACGGCGCTCTCGAAATCGCTTAAATCAACGATGTCACCGAGTCCGGGATTTGCTTGCGCCCACAGACCTTGATCACGGTGGTCGCCTTCAGGCTTTGTTGGTTCCCACCATGCAAAGAAAAATGATTTGTCTTGAACTTCTTCTTTGACAATCTTCTGCCCATATTGATACAGAGAATAACAAAGTGAGTCTTGACCGTTGGCTTGTGTTTTCACACCTGCCGTTGTAATTCCAAAGAGCAATGAATCAGCTCGTGCGCCACCTGCAAGTGAGAGTGTGTTCCATAAATCCCAACTTGGTTGTGCGTGAACCTCGTCAAAGATGACAAGTGGTGAAGGGTTCAAACCTTCTTTTGTGTAAGCCTCTGCCGATAGCACTCGATAGACCGAAGCCTTTTCTTTGAACTCAATTGCATCGCGGTAAAGCGTGAACATTGATGAGAGTTCTTGATCTAATTCAATCATTCGCTTGGCGGTGCCAAATACAATTCTTGCTTGATCGCGGTCTGCTGCACACGAATAGATTTCTGAACCGTTGCCGCCGACTGTTAGACCGGCAAGACCCATTGATGCTGCCAATGCACTCTTGCCATTCTTGCGTGCCATTCCGACAAGGGCGGTTCGGTGACGAAATCTTCCATCTTCACGGCGAGCAAGTGAGTGACGAAGCAACTCGCGCTGCCACGGGCGAAGCGATAGCAACTTGCCGGCTGGCGATGCGACTGAATCTTTTGTGACTCGACAAACGGCTTCGGCAAAGTCGGCGTACAAGTCACCGTCACCGCGAAGTTGTTCATCAAGTGGAACTTCAGTCAACCATCTTGGCGGCCAAGACTTGTCAGACATTGCGCTTTTGCGAAAGTAGCTCGTCTAACTTACTGCGAACCTTAACTTCTGCAACCCCCAACTTGCTTCGGTCAGAAGGTGTCAAACCTAGAACTGACAGAAGTTTCAAAATCTCATTCTCGGTTGTGCTGATCATTCCAACAAGTGGGTTGGCGTAGGCATAACCTTTATCTGTAAAAAGCACATAATCTGTTTCTTTCAACTTTTCAACAAGTTGAGTTTTGCGATCAAACTTCTCGCATAGTTCAATCAAGGCGATGCCATCTGAGTTTGCAATCCACGGTGCCATCATACGAATGTCTGCCCAAAGTTTCTTTGCGCCCTTTGAAAGTTGCGCCGGTGGCTTGTCATCAACACGCGGAAGCGCGATTACATTGCTCACATCAGGCAGTTTGCGCTTGCCTGGGTTTCCCAATGCACGCTTGAGTTCAGTTGGTTTCGGTGCTGGCCCTGTCATATTTTTTTTGCTTTCATATAAATTAAACGCCCCCCATGATAAATTGCGGTCATATGCTCAAGCGAATACGCGGGGTTACGCTATCACGCTTGTTTTG